AGGAACTTTTTGGTGGAGACTGCTGGACTCGAACCAGTGACCTCCTGCGTGTGAAATATGGACAACGGAATTTCACAACGTTTCTGCGTGGTTTTCGTGGTGTTTTAATAATGTTTCATGAAAAACAATAACCAGAATCCGTGTTAAGCTGTTTTAGGTTTTTTCGGTTACTTACAAATTACTTGCAGATTCAACGGCGGAGATGAGCTTTTCCGCGTCTGCATGGATGTAAATATCCGCCGTGGTGGAGAAGCTTGCGTGACCGATGATCTTCTGCAAAATCTCCTGCTGGATGCCTGCATTTCTCGCCCATGTTGCGAAGGTGTGGCGCGTGGCGTGGGGCGTGTGCTTTGGGATACCGAGCTTTTCCAGCAACGGATAGAAGTCACGCTTGCGGTAATTGGCGGGGATGCGCTGCCCGTCGTAGCCGGACAGAAGCAGGTCGCCGGCGGCGCGGGAGGCGAAGTATGCAAAATACTTCCTGCCCTCCGGTCGGATGGGAATGACGCGGTCTTTGCCGGCCTTTGTCTTTTCGCCGCCGATCACATACGATTCATGGTAGTCTTTCAGCGGAAGGGAAAACAATTCACCGATGCGCATACCGGTGTAAATCATCATAAGGGCGATTTTGGCGGCGTCGGAGCCGTCTTTTTCCAATAGCGCGATTTCGTCATCTGTAAAGATGGCTTTTTCTTTTTTTACCTGCTGGGGCAACTTGACGTATTTGGCAAAGTCAGTTGTGGCGATCTCCTCACGGACGGCCCAGCGGGCCATCTGGGTCATGAGCTGCTTGTATTTGGACAGCGTGGAGTTGGACTTTGCCATGTTGCTGTCGATGATGGCTTGAAAGTCCTTTGTGCGCAGGTCACGGAATTTCTTGTTGTGCAGCGGCGCACATACAGCGTAGGCTCTGTCATAGGATTCCACGCCTTTCTCCCCTATCTCCCGATAGTGTTCGGCTTTCCATTCGGTGAACACCTCGGAAAAGGTCATATTGAACTTTTCCTCCAGCGGACGGCCTGCCAGCCGATCCAGTGCAGCAAGCGCGTCCGTCTTCCGCTCGTAGTACCCGATATACACGCCGTCTTTTGCGGCGACCCAAGGCCGCGACCGCCGCCCACCCAGCTTATACACCGTGCCTGACCCATTGGGGCGTTTCAGCGCCTTGCGGGAGGCCGTGACCTGCTTTTTCCCGCAGATATGGCAATAAACGGCATCCGGTACCAGTTGGACGCCGCATTTTATACAAGTAGACATAGGGACACCTCACAAAGAAGAAACAAGAATCTTGTAAATCTTGCCGATTGAAAACAAGAAACTTGTCATATACAATGGTAGCAAACAAATAGAACAGATGTTTTATTTCTGGAACAGTCCAATATTGGGGTTTAGCATATCAATGGTAATGCCGTATGCCAGGGCGATGGCAAGCAGGATCATCAGGCCGAGGATCAGATAATTCTTGTGACGTATGGCTCTGACGCGGAGCTGGTTCATCTCCTGTTCGTGGGCAAGTTGTGCTTCTATGGACGGATCGGGTGTTGGCTGAATATGAAAAAAAGCGTCTATCGACACACCGAGGACGCGGCAGATGGGGCCAGCGGTGTAGATAGACGGCATTTTGGACGACGATGAAAAAAAGTTGTTGACGCTGGACAGCGGAACGTCGGAATTGTCGGATATGTCCTGCGCCGTCATCTTTTCTCGGTATTTGGCTTCTCTGCAAATTTCCTGTAAAGATTCTTCCATTTGTATTCATTCCTCCCTCAACTGGGCGCGGCCTGCCCCATTTCGGTTTAGCGCGACGGGTCGGTCTGCCCTGTTCCGGCGTTGACCTGCCTAATGCGGTTTTGTTACGGTGAAACCGCAGCAGGTGCGCGTGATGGTTGGTGTGTCTGCTGTAAGCCCCCGTCGCCGTTGCGGAGGCGGCGGGGGCGCTTTGGTCGGTAAGTTTCATTTTTTTATCTCTGATTGCTCAAGTTTTCCTCTTTTTTTCAATATGGAAAAACCAATCGTTTTTAATAGCCAGTATTCAGCGATGCCCCATATAATGGAAAATACAATTAGAATTGCGGTATCGATTTGCTGGTTGGCGTTAATCGAGGATGTGTATGTACCAAGCGCGGAATACACGGCAAAAACAATACAAAGCTTTTTATACCATGAACCGGAAGTTGGCTTTTTGACGACCGCAGCAATAATCCACGGTATAACTCCAAGTGCAAAAAATGGTAATACGGTTGAAAGTATCAAAAATGGCATTCTTTTCACCCCCTCCAGGCAACATTATACAAACTGCACGGGAAGTAAACAAGTTAAGAAAGTAAATTTGGACATATAGCCAACCGCGGAACAAAAAACTATGCGATTTGACGAAAGAAAGGGAGAGAAAATGGACAAGACATACACACGGGAAAGCTATTTGGCGGAAATGGAAGCGGCAAAAGACCTGCCGGAGTGTGAAAGATTTCATGCATACGCGAAAATCAACGATGCAATAAACCGGCAACTGTTCCCCGACTGGGACGCGCAAAAAGCGCGTATGGTCAAGATTGAGGATCTTCCTGTCGAGGGATGCGAGTTGACTTACGGCGAGCTATGTCGAAAACAACATATTGATTGGCGTACAGGGGCACCAATCCCTGACGGAGAGAATCTGGACTAACGCAGAACACAGACGCGATCCGCAAAAGTTCCTTGTCTGTTGGCTGCTCAATGCCAAAGATCATCATGTCTGCTTTGGTAATGTCACAACCGGCAATATCAGCTAAAACCGCAGGCGGTACATCGTATTGCGCCGCCAAGATAGAAATGGGGTCTGGCGTCCGGATCATTTTTGTGGTTCTATCTACATAATCGCGCTTGCTTTCGGAAACGGAAGCAGGCGCTTTTTCATTCCCAGCGAGTTCATCAACAGTTACTTCGAGTGCTACAGCAACGGCATAAAGGCGGTCATACGGTGGCCAATTTTTTGCGGTTTCCCATCCGGCAATTACACCGTTTCCAAACCCCAGTTTTTTTTCAAGCGCGGCTAAAGTCGTTCCTTTCTCTTTGCACAAAGCGCGAATGTTGTTTACGGGAAAAGGCATAGAAAAAACCTCCTAAAAATAGAAAATATCCTATTGACAATTAGGAAAACGCCTATTATAATTAGACGCATGGAGGGCGCAAAGACGAAGCGCCCCCTGCAAAACAGGCGGTTAGCAATAGGCTAAAGTAGTGGTGGTACATCTATTTTAGACTATTTCCTAACTGCTGTCAAGAATAAAGGCATTGGAAGGAGGATTTCTTTGGTTTACGAAAATATCAAACGGTTGTGCGAGGAGCGGCACACCAGCATTTTTGCCGTGGAAAAGGCCTGCTGCATTGGCAACGGCACTCTGGGTGGCTATGCGGACGGCGTGCGGCTCCCCAGCGCAAAGACGCTGAAAAAGCTTTCCGAGTTTTTCGGCGTGAGCGTGGACGAGCTGCTGAAGGAGGACAAATGAGCAGATGTTGCGGAGGCGTGAAATGGGTGCCCTGAAATCTATGCGGGAGGCCGCAGGGCTTACAGTGCGGGATATGGCACGCGATGTGAGCGTCAGCGAAGAAACCTATATGCGCTGGGAACAGGGAGACATCCAGAACATATCGCCCATGCAGGCCATAAGGCTTGCACATGTTTTTGGTATCACAGACTGGTATCTGTTCCTTAGTTTTCTGGAGGAGGGTGAGAAGAAAAACAAGCGGAGGATCGTTGCGATGATTGCGTGGGCGGCACTTACGTTGGTTGGTCACATCGCGCTACTAATTCGCATTTTTACGAAATAAGGAGGAGAAAGAAATGAGCAGAGACGAGTACAGGGCGCTGGAAAGCGTTTTCCTGGCACGGACGGACGCACTGTGCGAGAACAAAAGCCCGCTGGAGTGCGATTGCCCCTCCTGCCCGTGCAAGAAGCTGTGCGACACACTGTGCGCGGCGGTGGACGGAGGTGCACTGAAATGAGCAGGATCGCGACGCTGACGGTGCAGGACGCGGCACAGTACCTGCGAGATCGCGGGTTGAGCATATCGCCGGATACGCTGCGGCAGGGCATCAAGCAGGGGGTGTATCCCTTCGGGATCGTGATCGAGATGGAGCGTAGCCCGGTGTTCCAGATCTTCAAGAAGCAGCTGGACGCATGGATCGCGGAAAGGACGGTGGAGGAATGAGCGCGTTTGCATGGGCGCTGGCGTTTATCGGCGCGGCGTGGCTGAGCTGGGCCATCGTCAAGTGCGTGGAGGCGCTGGGACGATGAGAGAGCGGAACAGGCGGGCGCGGGAGTATTCCCGGCGCTGCTGGGAGCGGCGGTGGAGCAGACGGCTTTGGATACTCAATATCCTGCTTGGGCTGGCTATTGCCGGCATCCTCCTCTGGGCGCTGACGCTGCCGGAGGCGCAGGAGCCGGAGGACGCACCCCCTTCCCTGTCCGCTGCGGTGCAGTCGGCGGTGCTGTCCGCCGCGAAGTCGCCGGAAAACCTGCTGGTCTGCGACATCACCGGCTACTGCGCGTGCTGCACACCTTATTCGGACATCAACCGCAACGAGGCGGGGCAGGTGCTGACGGCCTCCGGACGGTGGGTGGACATCGGTGAGGCGGTGGCGGTAGACCCGGACATTATCCCGCTGGGCAGCACCGTGACTATCGGCTGGAAAACGTATATCGCCGCCGATACCGGCGTGGACGGCTACACGGTGGATGTGCTGATGACCCACGAGGAGGCGCACCGCGCCGGAGTACAAAGGGTGCTGGTGAGATGGGAATGACCAACTGCCCCATTGAATGCCCCAATAGGCTGGTAGGATGCCGCACCGACTGCCCCGTTTGGGCGAAGCACGAGGCGGAGAAAGCCATCTCTTACGCGGAGCGGGTCAAGAACAACGAGTTTAAGGAGTACAAAGGGCGCGTGATGCGCAAAGCATACAAGCGCATACAACAGGGCGCGAAGGGAGGACGGAAATGAACCGATTGAAGGAACGGCGGCTGGAGCTGGGGCTGACGCAGGAGGCGGTCAGCGGTGTGCTGAAGCTGGTGGATCCCCGTATCGACACCTGCATGGTGAGCCGGTTTGAAAACGGCGTGTGTCTGCCCACGGAAGAGGTGCTGACGGCTCTGGAGGCGGCACTGCGTACCAGCCGGGCATATCTGTACGGCGACGAGGACAAGGCCGACATACCCCAGCGGACGGCGGAAACGGAGCGCATTGCGGCGCTGATCCCCCACGGGCGGCGAAACGCTATCAGCCGTGCGGAGTTGGCGGCAGCGATGCAGACTTCCGACCGGATGATGCGAAAGGCCGTCAGCGAAGCCAAGCGGCAGGGCGTGATGATCTGCAACGACGGCGAGGGATACTACCAGACGGAGGAGCTGGGAGACCTGTACCGGCAGTACAAGAGGGACACGGCGCGGGCTATGTCCATCCTAAAGGCCAGAAAGCCGATGCGGGACGTGCTGAAAGCGGCGGGTCGACCTGTATGAGAAGCGTGATGCAGTATTGGGAACCGGAGCGGCCCTTAGAGCCGAAGGACTACGATCTGCCCGTCTGCCCCGTGTGCGGGGAGGAGACGGACACCTACTACAAGAACAAGGACGGCGTCATCGTTGGATGCGAGTTTTGCATTGAGACGGTGGACGCATGGGAGGAACAGAAATGAGCATGAGTTTATATCACATCGACCAGGAACTGGAGAACCTGATCGACCACGAGACCGGCGAGGTGCTGGACTTTGATGCGTTTGAGGCGCTGCAAATGGCGCGGGATGCCAAAATCGAGGGCGTACTCTGCTGGACAAAGAATCTGGCGGCGGAGGTAAAGGCCATACGCGAGGAGGAAAAGGAGCTTGCCGAGCGGCGCAAGGAGCTGGAGCGCAAGCGGGAGAAGCTGCTGGACTACGCAGAGAAAGCGCTGGGCGGCGCGGCATTCCAGACGGCCAAATGCGCCGTAACATACCGCAAGAGTACGGCGGTGGAGATCACCGACATGGACGCGGTGGTGCAGTGGTGCATGGACAACGGGTACGCCGGCAAGATCACCTATGCCCAGCCGACGGTAAGCAAGACGGACATTGCGCCGCTGCTCAAGTCCGGCATGGCCGTGACCGGCGCGGTGCTGTGTGAGCGGTCGAACATGGGGGTGAAGTGATGGGCGCACATATCTACGGTAAGCTGATGATGATCCAGCAGGAGCTGAAAGCACCGAAGGGGCAGTACAACAGCTTTGCGAAGTACAACTATCGGAGCTGCGAGGATATTCTGGAGGCAGTAAAACCTCTGTGCATCAAGAACAACGCCACGCTCCTGCTGAATGATGCGGTGCAGGAAGTATCCGGCAGATTTTACGTTGTGGCCACCGCAACGCTGGTAGACACAGAGAGCGGCGACAGCGTATCTGTAACTGCGTATGCCAGAGAGCCGCAGGACAAGAAGGGCATGGATGACAGCCAGATCACCGGCATGGCATCCAGCTACGCCAGAAAGTACGCATTGAATGGGCTGTTCTGCATTGACGACACCAAGGACGCAGACACGGACGAAGCCAAGCGACAGGAGGATGCGCCGAAGAAGCGTGAAAAGAAACAGGAGAGCAAGCAGGAGGCGCCGGTGCTGTGTGAGTGCTGCGGACTGCCCATCAAGCCGGTAAAGTGCGGGGATCGTGTGTATCCCACCGACGAGATCGTAGAGAACGCGGTAAAGAAGTACGGCAAGCGGCTCTGCTGGGGCTGCATGAGAGCGGAGAACAACCATGCGGCAGGTAACGGTTAAAGCGGCGCGTTGGTCGCAGGACAGCGAGGGCGCGTGGCTCTGCCTGCGGGTGAAGTCACCGGAGGCGGCGATGGAAGTCTGTGATGCGCTGAAGCCGGGCAAGGCGTACACCGCCACCATCAAGGGCAAGGGACGGAGCCTCGATGCCAACGGGTATGCGTGGGTGCTTCTGGACAAGCTGGCGGCGCACTACGGCGTTGCGAGAGAGAAGGTATACCGGCAGGAGATACAGAGCATCGGCGGCGTCAGCGAGGTGCTGTGCCTGCGGGAAAAGGCGGCGGAGGCGTTCTGCCGGAGCTGGGAACGCAACGGTATCGGCTGGATGACAGATACCGGCCCCAGCAAAATCAAGGGCTGCGTAAACGTGACCGTCTGGTACGGCAGCTCCGTATACGACACAGAACAGATGGCGCGGCTGATAGATGCCATCGTGCAGGACTGCCGGGATGTGGGCATTGAGACTATGACGCCGCGAGAGCTGGATGCCCTGGTGAGCCGGTGGGGAGAGGTGAGCGTATGAACGACAAGCGATGCTTTTTGTGCGGGCGGAACGACCCCAGTGACCCGCTGGAGCGCCACCACATTCTCGGAGGCGCGAACCGGAAGAAAAGCGAGAAGTACGGCCTTGTGGTGTACCTGTGCGGCAATCGCTGCCACCGGAACGGGCGCGGCGCGGTACACAAGAACGGCGACCAGATGCGGCGTCTGAGGCGGTACGGGCAGCTCAAGGCAATGGAGGAGCAGGGCTGGACGGAGGAGGACTTCCGCCGCGAGTTTGGAAAAAGTTACTTATGAGAGGAATGGGCGAAAAGAAATGAAACGAATTAAGGTGGATATCCCGGCTATAAAAAAGCATATTCGAGAGCACGGTATGACGCAAGCTGATGTGTGTAGGCGCATCGGTCGCAACTCAAACTTCCTGTGCTCTTGCACAGGCGATATGGCTGACTACACATACGACCTGTTAGTGCGAGAGCTTGGAGTGGAGAATGGCGCGTTTTGGAAAAAGGAAGACGTTCAACCCACAAAAGCCAACAGTGGGGCTGGGCTGTATACGCTGGGATTGGATGTCTCCCCAGAAAAAGTTGTATTGCGTATGTATTTCCAGGGGACGGAGATATGCAAGGCGTATTCCAAGGTGAAAGGCACACGGGAACTGGATCTAATGCAGGCCATTTCGTATGCAGCACATATGATGTACAAGTTTGCGGAACAAAAAGAATTGGATAAGGAGATTTGAAATGCTGAACAAGATTTTCATCATGGGCCGCCTGACCCGCGATCCGGAGCTGCGCAGGACGCAGAACGGCACCGCCGTCACCAGCTTCACGCTGGCGGTAGACCGGGACTTTAAGAACGCGGACGGCACCAAGGACACGGATTTTATTGACGTGGTGGCATGGCGCAACACCGCCGAGTTCGTATCCAAGTATTTCTCCAAGGGCCGTATGGCCGTGGTGGAGGGGCGCTTGCAGCTGCGGGACTGGACGGACAAGGACGGGAACAAGCGCCGGAACGCCGAGGTACTGGCGGACAATATCTACTTTGGCGACGCCAAGCGGGACACGGACAGCGGCGCGGCGCGACCCACCGGCTTTACCGAGGCAGCACAACCCACCGGCTTTACCGAAATCGAGGATGACGGCGACCTGCCGTTCTGATGGGAGGGGTAAGCGGCATGGATTACTGGCACAAGCGGTACACCTGCCCCTACTTCACCAGCAGCGAGAAACGGCGGGTCTGCTGCGAGGGCGGAAGCCGCGTCAGTTTCGAGACGGGCGGCGCGGCATCCCGCTTCATGAATCAATTCTGTGCCGGTGCGTGGGAGCATTGCACCATCGCACGGCATCTGACGGACGAGTACGAGAGAAAGGAAGAAAAGAATGGGAAAGATGCAGGATGAGATCAAGGGTCTGCGGCGGCAGAATCGGCACCTGGAAAACATCGTACAGCGCCAGCGGCAGCACATCGAGGCCGCGGAGAGCGTGATCGAGGCGTTCAAGCGCGGCGTGGATGCGCACTACGCCGCCTGTGCCGTACAGTTTGGCGAGAAGCGTGAGGACTGCGACACGCTGTGGGGCTACCATCTGGAGATCCCTGCGGAGCTGGTGACGCAAGCACTGACAGACTACACCGTGCAGGTGGCGCTGGACAAGGAGCGCGGCGTTTACGTCATCGGGGCGATGAAGAAGGAGTGAGGCGGTGTGAAGCGCAAACAATTCACGTTTTACAGCTCCTACTGGGATGCGATACAGCCTCTCCCCAAAAAGCAGCAGGCGGAGATCCTTCTGGCGATCTGCGACTATGCGCTGAACGAAACAGAACCGTCCAGCAGTCTCTCCCCCGCCGCCAGTGTCGCATTTAATTTGATTCGCCCCACACTGGACAGCGGCAGGAATAAAGCCGCCAACCGCCAGAACAAATCAGAATCAAACTGATAACAAAAGTGGAACAAACGCAAAACAAAGGCGCAAGGAGAAAGAGGGGGAGAAAGAGAGAGAGTAAGAGAGAGAGGGAGAGTAAGAGAACGAATGTTATATATTACGGCGGCGGGAGTATGTACTACCGGAGGAGGAAGAAATGGACAGATGCGAGGTTGAGAAGCTTTTTACCCTGTTTTCGCAGTTCTGGCCGAACAAGCAGGTCACGACAAAAATGAAGCTGGCGTGGGAGATCGCCTTAGAGCCTTACAGCTATGCGGACGTAAGAGCCGCCGCCGTCGCCTATGCCAGACGCAATAAATTTTTTCCCGATGTGGCAGATATCACGATGGGCATTGAGCCGCAGGAGGAGCAGACGCAGGAAGAACAGGCACCGGACACGATGGAGCGTTTTGCGTGGATGCGGGACTACATCCACAAGGAGCGAAATCTGGGCCGTATCTCCCGCTATGCACGGGAACACGGGATGACGTGGCAGGAGGCAAAGGAGGCGCTGGATGGATAAAGGCATCTGGCGTGTGGCCAGAGCGCGGCTGTGCGTGGCCTGTTTGCAGGAGATGGCGGCGGATTACATCATCGAGCCAGCGTTCCACGGATGGGCGCAGGGCGTGTGCCAGCGCTGCGGAAAAGCGCAGAAAATGACGACGGTCAAGCGCTACACCATGAGCAGGCGTGGACTGGAGAAAAGAGGGTTGTTGAATGAACAGTGAGGATCTGATGCGGCTGGGGCTTGCGGCACAGGAGCAGGTCATGGAGAAGATGCGCAAGCCAAGCAAGTACAAGGCGCAGAAGACGCGGCGCGGCAAGCTGACCTTCGACAGCAAGAAGGAGGCGGAGCGCTACGACGCGCTGATGATGCTGCAAAAGGCCGGGGAGATACGGGGGCTGAAATTGCAGGTAAGATACTGCTTGCAAGAGGCGTACACGACGTTTGAGGGCGACCGGGTGAAAAGTATCGACTACGTTGCGGACTTCGTGTACGAGCGCAGAACGGCGCCTGACAGCTACGGACAGCGGCACTGGTTGCCGGTGGTGGAGGACGTGAAGGGTGTGCGGACGCGGGAGTATGCCATGAAAGCGAAGTTATTTCGCAACCGGTACGGATTCGCCATCCGGGAGGTGTGAGCATGGCCACGGTATACATGATCGTCACCCGTGACAAGTACCGCCTGCCCCGTTGGTGGGGGACGACCACGGCGGAGCTGGCGCAGTTGTCCGGTCGGAAATATCAGAATGTCCGTGCGGCGATTTGCAAGGCGTTCCGGCACGGCGGCAGCTACGGCTGCTACGAGGTGGTGCGTCTGGAGGAGGGCGAGTGATGGGCAAGCAGATTGCGATAAACACCGACTGCATGGAGTATATGCGGACGCTGCCGGACAAGGCGTTTGACCTTGCCATCGTAGACCCGCCGTATGGAATTAGCATTCATGATAGTGGTCGATTGAAAAAATACAATGCCACTGAAACAAGATGGGACGATGCGACTCCGGGTGATGTGTATTTTAGCGAATTAAAAAGATGCAGCAAAAACCAAATAATATGGGGGGGGAATTATTACGATCTTCCGCCTTGTAGGGGATTTGTTATTTGGGACAAAAAGCAGCCGGAAGATATTTCTTTTGCATCTTGCGAATTTGCATGGACTTCTTTCGATACATCCGCGAGAACTTTTTATTACTCGCCGTTGCAAGAAAAGGGGAAAAGAATACATCCAACGCAAAAGCCCGTGGCATTGTACGAGTGGCTGCTGATGAAGTACGCCAAAGAAGGCTGGCGCATTTTGGACACGCATCTGGGTAGCGGGAGCAGCAGAATAGCGGCCTATAACCTCGGCTTTGAGTTTGTTGGATGCGAGATCGATCCGGCATACTTCCGGCTGCAAGAGCAGCGGTTCGCGGAGCATACGGCGCAGGAAAGGTTGTGGTGACACATGGGCAAGCAGCATTTGAGCCGGGACGACCGGATTTTTATGGACGGCAAGCGCAGAGGCACACAGGAGTGCATGGACATGGTGGCTATGGCACTCATCGACAAGTGCGGCTGGCACGTCCAGGAGGAGACGCCGGACAGCCGCGACACCCACAGTATTGCGTACCTGTACAAATGTCTTGAGAAGATCACACAGGAGATAAACGAAGGCCGCATCAAGCGGAAGCACATCAAGGACGTGCTGAAGGATGAGTGCGGCGTTGTGTTTGGAGATTGAGATGAAAGTTTTAGTTGCGTGTGAAGAAAGCCAGGAAGTGTGCAAGGCGTTTCGTGAGTTGGGGCATGAAGCATATTCCTGCGACATACAGGAACCGTCTGGCGGACATCCGGAGTGGCACATCCTCGGTGACGCTCTCGAAGCCGTTAAAGGCGGGAGCGTGACTACGATGGACGGACAAGTTCATGAAGTCGGTAAATGGGATTTGCTGATTGCACATCCACCTTGCACACATCTTAGCGTGTCCGGTGCGCGCTGGTTCGCGGAAGGGAAAAAGCCTTTGAGTTTGCGTTACGAAGCTGCGGTGTTTTTTCTGCGTTTTGTGGAAGCGGATATTCCGAAAATTGCCGTTGAAAACCCGGTGAGCGTTATGGCTTCTTTGTACAGAAAAGCAGACCAGTGTGTTCACCCGTGGCAGTTTGGGCATTTGGAAGAAAAAAGCACCTGCCTGTGGTTGAAGGGGCTTCCGTTGCTGAAAGAAACGAAGAACGTGAAAGAAGGTTTTTTAAAGTTGCCAGATCGGGATAGAAATAAGTTGTATTGGCTTTCTCCAAGTAAAGAAAGATCAAAAGCCAGGAGCAAGACCTTTCCCGGCATCGCCAAAGCTATGGCGGAGCAATGGGGCGGAGATGCGAGAGGAGGAATGACATGGTAAACGACGCTTTGTTTTCCAGCGACAAGAATTTCTGGGAAACGCCGCAAAAGCTGTTTGACGAGCTGGACGCGGAGTTCCATTTCACGCTGGATGCCGCCGCCAGTGACGGCAACCACAAGTGTGCGCGGTATTTCGCGCAAAGCGATGATGGGTTGCGGCAAAATTGGGGGGGCGAAACGGTGTTTTGTAACCCGCCCTACGGGAGCAAGGAAACCGGACTGTGGACGGAGAAGTGTTACCGCGAAGGACAGAAACCGGGGACAACGGTGGTGCTTCTGATCCCCGCACGGACAGACCGTGCCAGCTTTCACGACTATATTCTGGGCAAGGCAGAGATCCGCTTCCTGCGTGGTAGGCTGAAATTCGAGCTGGACGGCAAGCCGATGGGTACGGCACCGTTTCCCAGCATGATTGCCATTTGGCGAGGAGGAATGACATGACAAGAGATGAGATCGTGACCGCGCTGCGGGAGCATGCTGAGCGAGCGGTTGGTAACGAGTGGGGATCGTCTATTATTATGCTGGGCGACAACCTTTCCGCCGCCGCTGACCTGATCGAGAACCAGCAGCGGCACATCGAGGCGCTGTTGCAGGCAAACGCCGCCCTGCGGGACACCGTACTGCGGCGGGATGCACAGATCGAGAAGATGAGCGCAGAGCTGACAGACGCGCGAAATGAAATCAAAACATTTTACAACGGTTATGACCAGTTGGACGCTTCCAACAGTAGGCTGATGGCCGCAAACGAGAAGCTGGCGGCAGACCGAAAGGCCCTTATCAACGAGCTATGCCAATACTGCGGGAAGTACAAACAAGCACACGAGGGCGCCTGTGTCGGGTGCAAATGGAGGGAAACGTGATGACCAAGGTCTTTTGCGATATTTGCAAAAAGGAAATTGAATGCGACAGCGAAGCCAGCGAGTACAAGGTGAAGCGGCTTACACACAGCTTCCACGAAAGCTGGTGGGTGCGCCTGACGGTGCATAAAGACTGCTGGAGAGAGCTGTGCAAGAGCATTGCGGAAAAGGAGAAAAAGTAAATGGATGCTGTGAAATTTTTGCAGGAAAGAGCAAGAATGTGTAATTCGTTTTCGCCGGATTGCGAAGGATGCCGCGTGGATGAAGCAAAACCGGTGATGAGCGAATGCTGTCTGTGGATGTTTGAAAACCCCGAAAGAGCCGTTAAGGTCGTTGAGGAATGGTCTGCTGCACATCCGCGCAAGACACGACAGGATGTGTTTCTGGAGCAGTGGCCCGGGGCAATGCTCGATGACGACCGGTGTATAGTTATATGCCCCGGATATGTTTCAGCAACTAATTATGTAGACGACAAAGGGTGGTGTACGGGGTCGGAAGGATCCTCCTGCGTTGACTGCCGCCGCGAGTTCTGGATGCAGGAGGTGGAGTGATGGACGCTGTGAAGTTTTTGCAGGAGCGAGAGAGAATGTGTCGTGCATACAACGACTGCGGTGGCTGTCCTCTGGAGGACGTGAAGTGTGGTGGGGTCTTAGAGACTTTCAACCAGGTAGATACCAAAAGTCTTGTTGGTGCTGTTGAGGAGTGGTCTACCTCACATCCGGTCAAAACGCGACAGAGTATGTTCCTAGAGCAATATCCAGAGGCGTCAGTCGACAATTGCGGGAACTTGATGATATGCCCAAAGCTCATTTCTGCTGATTACCGGAACCGATACGGGAACTGTATAAAACGGCTGTGCTCTGACTGTCGTAAAGAATTTTGGGTCAGGAGGTGGAGTGATGGAACGAGTGACATTTGATGGGAACTTCTGCGACATCGCGCAATGCCGGGAGCTTCCGTGCCCGTATAACGGCGCGTGCTCCCAGCGTAAAGTGTGGGAGCGGCTGAAAGCCTACGAGGACAGCTTGCTTGAGCCGGAGGAAGTGTCTGCGCTGATTAAAGACTGGCTCCGCCTTTGCACGACCATCAGAGAGTGCGGCGGCATCGACCGACTGCGAGAGCTGGCCGAGGCTGACAAGGACGGGCGCGTGGTAGTGTCGTGCTGGATTCCGGTGACTGAGCGACTACCAGAGGGCTCCGTGAAAGAGTGCATTATTTTTGTCCCTCATATACCAGAGAATATCGTTGGTTTGGGGCGATACCTTGGTGCTGGCAGATGGGTGCTTGACGGATGGTATCTTACGCCCGAAGCTGTCGCCTACTGGATGCCGCTGCCGGAGGCACCGCATAAGAAAGCATTGGAGGCGATGAAGGATGTTTGAGTTGAAACCTTGCCCGTTCTGCGGAGGTACAAAACTCAAGGTCGAGCGAAAGTCTCGTCTCGCGGGCTGGAATGGGCTTGATATGCGCGTAGAAATGCACACCTACTCTGTCCGATGCAACACCTGCCACGCGCGTGGCGGCGCTGTTGGTGGTCGCGTTATGAATGACCCGTGGACACGATGCGCTCAGCTTCCTGACTGGGCTACGACGGACAAAGCTCTGGAAGCAAAAGCAACCGAGGCATGGAACAGGAGGGCTGACAATGGCTGACCAAATGCAGTTATATGACACATCGGAGAAACAATCAAGTAACAACACAGGTAAAGCTAAACGGAAGTGGGAAAATGGTTTCCAGAGATGGAGCAACCGGCACAGTGCAGATGGTGTTAGCTCTTTTGGATGCTGCGGATTCGGCAGTATGTGTGACTATTGTGAGGATAATTCGTATGGACGCCCGTGTGTCAGGTCGCTGAACGCCATGATCCGCGAAAAGCGTCTGAAAATCGATTACGAAAAGACTGGCTATGAAGAAGTGTGGGAGGGGATTTTTGAGAATGGCTGAATACATCGAACGAGCAGTTGCGATAGACACAGTTTCGGAAGTCTACTACGATACGCCGGACGTTAATCTATCGGCGGAAAAGTTTGAGGCGGCAATCAACGCCATCCCCGCCGCCGACGTTGCCCCGGTGGTGCATGGGCGGTGGGAATACACCCCGCAAACGTTTAACACACTCGGTCAGATTAGGTGTCCGTTTTGTGCGAGGCGGTCTCTTGACCAGTCCATTGACGGCATTTATAAATACTGCCCCAACTGCGGGGCGAAAATGGACGGAGGAAATAGTTGATGGTTAAAGTATTCTGCGATATGTGCGGGCGCGAGATCGACTACGAGGTTGACGGTGTGAATCTGGATTTCAACCACTATGGCGTTGTGAATTTTAAGAAACCTTTTTCTGCGGAGAAACAACTGTGCCTCTCCTGCGCGGCCAGGGTCTGCAACTTTGTGGAGAACGGCGCGAAGATGGATGGGGGTGACAACGATGCGGCTGATTTATGCGGATAAATTTGTGTTGGCGCTTATGGATGCGTCATTGTCATCAACCGACGAGGACACGATCCTTGATCTGGTTGATGCATGTGCTGAAAACTGTGAGGTGTATGGCAGTTACGTTTCTTCCGTTGAGGACGTGGAGGAGGCCAAGCGGGCGCTGGCGAAGCAGGCAGCGCGATGCGTAGAACGCGCGATGCTCGACAACGATATGTTTCTGGTAGATGGCGACACGGTGAGATGGAAGCTGCTGCTATACGGAGGTGACAGCGATGCGGACAAAGAGGTTGATTGATGCTACCAGAGAACCGGATACTCTATGCCCTTGTAAGGAATTTCGAGAGGCTACGGACGGGACTGTATGCCATTGCGGAAGATATTTGAAAGGAGAGTAAAAATGATTAAGCTTGATGTGCGCGAGTATTGTGACCGCTGCCCGCATTTTGAACCGGAAGTTGTCGAAAGGCCGAAGGTCGATATTCTGACAAGCTATAGTTATTGTGATATGGCGGAGAGACGGATGGCCGTTACTCACGGGGACACCATCGTGAAGTGCTGCAACCGGGATCGGTGTGCGTCCATTTACGAGTATATGGAGGGTCAGAAAAAATGCTGAAAATTGAAAATGCGCTGCAAGAAACCGGAGTGCGTAGATACGCCGTGGAGGGATAATGCAGAAGGGTGATACCATCCGGGCGCGGTTTTTGACGATGCCGGAGCCGTTCCCCGGCGCCGGGGCGGAAAAGGACAATCTGTACCCTGTGCGCAAGGCGACGGTGGTGTATGTGCATCCCAAGGGGCGCTACATCGTGGCGGAGTGTAAGGGCGTCAGGGAGACGTTTTTCCCGGAGGATGTTATACAGTGCGATTTGCCGGGGCCTCCTCCGATGGATTATGATTTGGAATACGCGCTGGTTACACTGACGGAAGTAGACAAGAAGATCATGGCCGCATTGGGGCGGAAGTTCTGACATGAACGAATTCCCAGAATGGTTTAGGAAGCTGCGTGCGGGAGACGGTTTTTCATGAGGACGTAAAAAAGCTATAAAAAAAGAGGACACCATACAGGTGTCCTCTTTTGGTCGTCATGGTCTTGTGTAAAGGCCGGTTGCCTGCGCCAGCAGGAGGCGCAGGTAGTCTGGGCAGCTCCGTGCGCCGCGCTCCCAGTCTTCCAACGTGCGGGTGGGGATACAGTACCGGGTGGAAAAGGCCGCCTGGGATAGGCCGGTGTGTTGCCGGATGTCGCGGATCGTCAGGTGGGCGGCGTCCCAGAGACGCGCCAGCAGGTCGATGCGGTCTGCGGGGATGTTCGCGTCCGGCGCATCGTCCCAGACGGAGGACAGCGAGCAGTCGGAAACAAAAGCGTCTCGGTCAGCGGAGGCGAGGGCTGCGGCGAATAGGGCGTAAAACAGTTTGTCTGTCATTTTTAGTATCCTCTCATAGTCAAAATTGTAAAAAGGAAAAGCACCGGAAACCGGTGCTTTTCCTGCGTTTGAAGGGTTTTTCCTTCTCACCATTTCAATCCACGGCGGCAGGATCGCGCCGCACCAGATGCAAGCGCCTCTTGCATCCGACAAAAATAGTTTATCGCGCTGCGCAGGAAATGTCAAGCACCATCATGACCATGCTCCGCCCGCCAGATATGCGGCGTTCTCGCGCTCGGTCTGCTCGTCCTCCGTCAGGGTATTGTCGATCATGTCCGCGATCTGCTGCTGGGTCTTGTATCGTACCGCAATACCGACCTTCGTGACGTCAGCGTCGTGGTAGACCGTCCATTCCTCGCGGTTCCAGTGGTACTTGCACCAGACATCGCCGGTGGACTTGTCGTAAAAAATCTCCACATACTCCCCCGTGCGGGAGCCAAGGCCCTTGGTGGAGTTGGAGGCGTTGGCCAATGTTTCCAGGTTGATGTTCCGTCCGTGGGTGTTGATCTCCATGCTCTATTCCTCCTGTTAAAAATGTTCATGGGCGGGGCCGAGTGGATCATCCCCACCCGAAGCGTTACTGCTATCAGGCGATCAGCTCTGCTGCCGTAGCGGCCACGCGATCCTCGGCGGCGCGGATGCTGTCCGCCTTACGGTAGGTGTGGGCGACCGGGGCGTCCCGGAAATCGTGCGCGGCGAAGGCGTCCGCTGCGGCCTTGTTGTCAAACCATGCCTCCCGGCGGAAGCTGGATCCCCAGACTGCGTAGGTGACGGAATAAAAAGCCTTCTTCATGATATTTCCCTTTCTGACGCTGTGCGGCTGCACTGTTTCTTGATCTGTCTATATACTACCACGCAATGCGTGGTACGTCAAGAGGGAAAATAAAAAAATTAAAAAAATTTTTCGTTTGAGGGGTGCGCGGGAGATATACATATAGGTATGCTGGATATGCGGGGGCAACCTGCCCGTGCCGATTCATTTCTTTTCTCCTCTTTTCTACCCGGTGGGGCGGGGCTTCGGCTTCGCCCTGACGGGAAAAACGCACGGAGAACATTATAAAACAGGACTTCCCGCACCTCTTGACAATGTGACCCAGGGGAGACATGGAATACAGGCGAGGCGAAAGCCGGGGAAAGACGCGGCAATGACAAAGGCCAGTGGTGGGAGGCCGCTGTGTTAGGAAAACGAGGTGGTGAAAATGGCTGCACGGCTGACAGACCGTCAGAAAAAGAAAATACTGGCGGACTATGTGCAGACCAACAACTACTGCGCCACCGCGAAGATCAACGGTGTGTCTGCGACAACTGTAAAAAACCTGGTTCGGGCGAATGCAGACATTGTGGAAAAGTGCGAACAAAAAAAGGAAGAGAACACGGTGGACGTGCTGGCGTACATGGATGCCCAGCGGGAAACGGTGTGTCAGATCATTGGAAAAGGGCTGGCGGTGCTGAATGATCCGGAGAAACTGGCGGAGGCGACACCCAGCCAGATCACGACGGCGATCGGGACACTGATAGATAAGTGGACGACGATGGGGTCTGCTGCGGACAGCGGCGGTGGCGGCGTGGTGCTGATGCCGGAGGTAAAGACGGATGCCTGAGATCGTGTGGAAGCCGCAGGAACGGCAGGCCGTATTTATGGCAAGGCCGGAATATGAAGCCCTGTATGGCGGGGCGGCGGGCGGCGGCAAGAGTGATGCGCTGGTCATCGAGGCGCTGCGGCAGGTGCATATTCCGTGGTACAAGGCGCTGATCCTGCGCAAGACGTTTCCGCAGCTGCGGGAGCTGATCGACAAGACGTTGAACTACTACCCCCGCGCGTATCCAAAGGCGCGGTACAACGGCAGCAACCACACATGGCGGTTTCCGTCCGGTGCGCAGATCGTGTTCGGGAGCATGAACAGGCCGCAGGACAAGATACAGTATCAGGGGCAGGCGTATGACTTTATCGCCTTTGATGAGCTGACGCATTTTACGCAGGAGGAATACGACTACCTCAAATCCCGTAATCGTCCCAACGGGGCGGGGACACGGGTGTATATGCGCTCCACCGCTAACCCCGGCAACATCGGGCATGGATGGGTCAAGGAGCGGTTTATCACGGCGGCGCCGCCGATGCAGCCCATCACGGAAGAGGCGGTGTGGTATACGCCGGACGGGAAAAAGCACACGGGGCAGCAGCAACGGATATTCGTTCCCTCCTCGGTGTTTGACAACAAAATCCTGATGGAGAATGACCCGCTGTATGTGCAGCGGCTGGCCAGTATGCCGGAGGCGGAGAGAAACGCCCTGTTGTACGGCAACTGGGACAGCTTCGAGGGCCAGGTGTTCACGGAATGGAAAAACGACCGGGAGCACTATCTGGACAGGAAAAACACCCACGTCATCGAGCCGTTCCGGATACCGGAGGACTGGGTGATCTGGTGCGGGCTGGACTGGGGCTATTCCCGCCCGTTTTCCGTGGGGTGGTACGCGGTGGACAGAAACAGGCGGATGTACCATATCCGGGAGTTTTACGGCTGCAACGGTACGCCCAACCGTGGCGTGATGTGGGAGCCGACCAAGGTGGCGCAGGAGATACGGCGCATAGAGGCGGATGATCCCAACCTGCGGGGGCGGGACATACACCGCGTGGGCGACCCGGCGATCTGGCAGAGCGACGGTACGGAGAGCGTGGGTGCGCTGATGGAACGGGAGCGGGTCTACTTTGAAAAGGGCGACCACGCACGGATCAACGGAAAGATGCAGATCCACCACCGGCTGGCGTTTGACGCTGACGGTGTGCCGATGCTGTATGTGTTCAACACCTGCAAAAACTTCATTCGGACAGTGCCGAACCTGGTCTATGACCAGACGGACGTGGAGGACATCGACACGGACGGCGAGGACCATATTTACGACCAGCTGCGGTATGTCTGTATGAAGAATCCCATCGGGCCACGGGACATGGGACACATCGTGGAGCGGCCCTATTCGCCGCTGGACACGGAGGACGAGTACAGGCCCAGCCGGTACGCATTTTATCAGACCTATTAAGGGGGAAAAGGATATGGAGAGATACGGCATCCCCGGCATTGTGCCGGAGGACGGTATGCCGCCGGAGATGGCGGCGATGCTGCTGGAGCGGACGGACGACACGCCCACCATCACGGAAAAGGACGTGGAGCGCGGGATCGACCTGCTGACGCGGTACAAACGCGGCAAGGGCAATTTGGAGAGCCGCGTGGTCAACGACGAGCTGTGGTGGGAGCTGCGGCACTGGGAGGGCATCGGACAGAGCAAGTCCAAGCTGGTGGACAAGAGCGGCAAGGAAGTCCTCTCCTCCCCTCCCCAGCCCAAGCCTACGTCGGCGTGGCTGTTTAACACCATTCAGAATAAGCACGCGGACGCGATGGACAACTACCCGGAGCCGGTGGTGCTGCCACGCGAAAAGAGCGACGAGCAGAGCGCAAAGACACTAAGCCAGATTTTGCCGGTGGTGCAGGAGTACAACCATTTCGAGCAGGTGTATTCCGACAACTGGTGGGAAAAGCTGAAGCACGGCACGGCGGTGTACGGCGTGTTCTGGGACAGCAAGAAGGACAACGGGCTGGGCGACATCGAGATTCGGGACATCGACCTGCTGAACCTGTTCTGGGAGCCGGGTATCACAGACATCCAGAAGAGCCGGAATCTGTTTATCGTGGATCTGGTGGACAACGACCTGCTGGACAGCGAGTACCCCCAGCTCAAGGGCAAGCAGAAGGGCAAGGTCGTGGACGTGAAAGAATACATCTACGACGACACCGTGGATACCAGCGAGAAAAGCGTGGTAGTGGACTGGTACTATAAGGTCAAAACGCCCAGCGGCAGGACGGCGCTGCACTACGTCAAGTTTGTGGGGTCTACCCTGCTGTACGCCAGCGAGAATGATCCGGAGTATCGGGAGCGTGGCTTTTACGACCACGGTATGTACCCTGTTGTGCTGGATGTCATGTACCCGGAAAAGGGTACGCCTATCGGCTTTGGCTATGTGGCAATCTGCAAAGACCCCCAGCTGTACATTGACAAGCTCAGCGCCAACATTCTGGAAAACGCGATGATGGCGACCAAAAAGCGATTCTTTGTGTCGGAGAGTACGGCCATCAATGAGCAGGAGTTTATCGACTGGAATCGCCCTCTGGTACACGTCAACGGCGAGATCGGCGACCAGCGGATCAAGGAGATCGTCACCCAGCCGCTTTCCGATATCTACGTCACGGTGGCGCAGATGAAGATCGAGGAGATGAAGGACACGGCGGCAAACCGGGACGTGAACTCCGGCGGCACCACCAACGTGACGGCGGCAGCGGCGATTGCCGCCTTGCAGGAGGCCGGAAACAAGGCAAGCCGGGATATGATCGCCGCCAGCTACCGCGCCTATACCCAGATCAACATGCTGTGCGTGGAGCTGATGCGGCAATTCTACGACGTAAGACGCAGCTTTCGCATTACCGGCGAGGGCAACGAGTATCAGTTTGTAGACTTTGACAACGCGGGCTTGCAGAATCAGGTGACGGGGCTGGACACAATGGGCAATGAGATGTTCCGTAAGCCGGTGTTCGACCTGAAAATCAAGGCGCAGAAAAAGAATCCTTTCTCCCGCATGGAGCAGAACGAGCGGGCAAAAGAGCTGTACTCCCTGGGATTTTTCAATCCTGACAACGCGCAGGCCAGTCTGACGGCGCTGGAGATGATGGACTTCGAGGGCATCCAGACCGTGCGGGAAAAGGTGATGCAGGGGCAGACCCTGTTGAATATGCTGATGCAGATGCAGTCGCAGATCGCCATGCTGACGGGCGCTATTCTGCCGCAGGAGGGCGCGGGCGCTGCACCGGCGCAGACTGGCGGCGGCGCACCTGCGGAGGCCACCAGCCAGCTTGCAAGCGGCATCATGCAGGCGCAGACGCCTATGACCGGCTACGGGCAGGCATTGGCAAAGCGGAGCACGCCCAGCGTATGACGGAGGTAACACTGCATCACGGGGACAGCTGCTCCGTGAGGTGCAAGGGACACGCCACGGGATACCCTGACGTGTGTGCGGCGCTAAGCTGTCTCTTGTACACGGCGGCGGGCTGGCTGCACAACACGCAGGATGCGGAGCTGGTGCTGGAACGGCTGGACAGCGGGGATGCGTACCTGCGCTGGCACGGCGGAAGGTGGCTGTATGACCTGCTGGAAATCGGCTTTTTGCAGCTGGAAATGGCAAAGCCGGAGGCGATCTCCGTAAAAATCGAAAAAAAATAAAAATATTTTTCGTTTTAGGGGTGCGGGAGACCGCGCCCCCTTTCTATGATATAGATACTTCCTCCCTGCCTGCGCGGTGTGACGGCGGCAACGAGCCGCCGCCCGCCGCAAGGGTGGATAGGGAGCGCTGCACGGGAGCGATATGCCCGCGAATCAAAGGAGGAACAGATATGTACCTTTACGAAATCTCCCTCGGCCTATTTGACGGCGAGGGCGGCGATGGGGCGACAGCTGCCACCGCACAGGGCGATACACAGGCAAGCTCCGGTACCACCCGCCAGAGCAAATCGGGCGCACTGGCCAACGTCAAGTATGGCAAACAGGCGGAGAGCCAGACGGAAGTACAGTCCGACGCCGGGACTGAGGATAAGGTGAAGGACGTGGAGACCACGTCCGACGCGCTGGAGGCCAAGAAAAAGGCTTTCCGGGAGCTGATCAACGGGGAGTACAAGGATCTGTACACCCAGGAGACACAGCGGATGATCGACCGGCGCTTCAAGGAGGCGCGGGAGACGGAGAAGCGGATGCAGTCCTACCAGCCGGTGTTGGATACGCTGATGGAGCGTTACGGCATCGCGGACGGGGACGCAAAGCGTCTGCTGGAGGCCGTGGACAACGACCACGCCTACTGGAGTGAAGCCGCCGAAGAGGCGGGCATGAGCGAGGAGCAGTACAAGGAGTTTCGCCGTTTGCGGCGGGAGAACGCCGAGCTGCTTCGCGGCCAGCAGATGCAGAAGCAGGAGGCGCAGATCCGGGCGCAGAGCGAGAAGTGGTACATGGAGGCGGAGGCCATGAGGGGCAATCCTATGTACCAGAACTTTGACCTTGTGCAGGAGCTGCAAAACGATGAGTTTGTGAACCTGCTGAAAGCCGGTACACCGATGGAGCACGCCTACAAGGTGTTGCACTTTGACGAGCTGATGGGCAACGCGGTACAGGCCGCTGCCGCCAGCACGGAGAAGAAGGTGGCCGATAACGTCCGGGCCAAGGGCAATCGTCCCAGTGAGAACGGCACCAGCTCCAACAGCGCGTTTGTTACGAAGACGGATCCCTCGAAGCTGACGAGAGCGGACTTTGAGGAGATCGAGCGGAGAGTAGCAAGAGGCGAACGCATTTCCTTTTGACCTACGGCTCCGCTGCGATATGCGGAAAGGAGCTATTACATGAACGCAATTTACAACGACCTGTACCTGATGCCGGTGGTGCTGAACCTGTTTGACGCATACACCAATACCACGCTGGATCCCGGCCTCAGCGACGAGATGAAGGTGTATTACTCTATGCGCCTCATCAACCTCGCCGAGCCGGAGCTGATCCATGACCAGTTTGGCCAGAAGCACCCCATCCCCAAGAACAGCGGCAAGACCATCGAGTTCAGAAAGTACGACAGTCTGCCCAAGGCGCTGGTTCCCCTGACAGAAGGTGTGACCCCTGCCGGTCAGAAGCTGAGCATGGGCGTGATCCGCGCCACCATCAAGCAGTACGGCGGCTACATCGAACTGTCCGATATTCTGGAGCAGACGGCCATCGACAACAATCTGGTGCAGGCAACCCGCCTGCTGGCATCTCAGGCAGGCCGTACCGCCGACACCATCACCCGCGAGGTGCTGGCTGGCGGCACTAACGTGGTGTACGCCGGTGGTGCGAAGGATCGCTCTGAGCTGGTGGGCGGCGACAGCACCGCCGAGAACAACAAGTACCTGACGGTGGATGACATCCGCAAGGCTGTACGCGCCCTGAAGGTCATGAACGCTCAGAAGATCAACGGCTACTTTGCCGGTATCATCCATCCCGACACCGCCTATGACCTGATGAGCGACAAGAAGTGGGTGGATGTGAAGACCTACTCCGACCCCGACGGCATCTATGAGGGCGAGATCGGCAAGATCGAGGGTGTGCGCTTTGTGGAGACCACAGAGGCAAAGATCTTCCACGCCACTCCCCTGAAGATTGAGGACGGCGCCGAGGAAAGCGCCCGCAACCTGACCGCAAAGAGCGCGACCGGGAAGGTCATTACCATCAAAGAAAAGCTCACCGACAAGCAGGCCAAGGCGCTGACCGGCAGAGACATTCTGATCGGCAAGGATCTGCTGGAGGTGGAATCTGCTGCCGCAGGTGCTGCCGGTGCCGCTACCATCACTACGAAAACGGCACCTGCCGCTGTGACCGACGGCACGGTGGTGTATCCCGGCGAGGGCGGCGCAAATGGCCGCGACGTGTACTCCACCCTGATCCTCGGCGCAGACGCCTACGGCGTGACGGAGCTGGAGGGCGGCGGCTTGCAGCACATCGTCAAGCAGCGCGGCTCCGCCGGTACGGCTGACCCGCTGGATCAGCGTGCCACCGCAGGCTGGAAGCTGACCAAGGTAGCGGAGCGTCTGGTGGAGCAGTACATGGTGCGCATCGAGTCCGCCTCCACCTTTGAGAGCGGCGCGATGAACTGACGGTAACGCGGAGGGGGTGACCCCCTCCGCATACCCAAAATACAAGGAGGAATGAGCATGGCTGACAACAAGAAGCAGAGAACTCCGGAGGAGATGGAAAAGGCGCTGGCAGCAGCCAACGAGGCGCTGGCGCAGGCCAAGAAGGAGGCGGAGGATGCCAAGGAGGCCGCGAAAGCAGCCGAGGCCGTTATGCGCGGCATGGCGGCAGGGGAAGCCTCCGACGACGGCATGGTGCCGTTCTGGGCGTTCAAGGATGACGACCGGTACAAGGACGACATCGTGGTGGGCTGGAACGGCAAGGTGTACCGCATCCAGCGCGGCAAGCACGTCCGCATTCCCCGCGAGGTGTACAACATCATCCGCCGCTCGATGGCACAGGACGCGGCGACGGCGGAGATGCTGGAGCAGAAGAGCCGGGAATATGAGGCGGTCAAGGCGCAGCTGAACTGACAACTGCATACTACCGCGAGACACGAAAATGGCTGTGACACGGCGCAGCAAGGCAGGAGGGGCACTTCCCTTTTGACTTGCTGCGCCGTCTTTCAGCAGAAAGGACGTGAAACATGACAAGAACGATCCCGCTGAAAATACAGAATGAATACATCGCCGGTGACAAGGTGCTGATCGGCGCGGCGGGAAGTCACAATGATGTGGTGCTGCGGATGGAGTTCTCGCCTATGTGGGATGGGCTGGCGAAAACGGTACAGTTCTGCGATGCGCTGGGTGAGAGCTCCGTGGAGGTGCTGTTGGCTGCACAAATGCTGGAAAGCGGTACCACCAACGTCTACCTTGTGCCGGTGCCGAACGGGGCGAAAAAGTACGCGGGAGATATGGCGCTTGCCATCAAGGGCGCAGAGGCTTCCGGCGGCAAAGAGGCGCGGGCGACTACGGCGGTATACGGCACTTTTACGGTGGGTGAAAGCAAGTGGAGCGGCAGCGCAGAAACGGAACAGGACGTGCCGCCTACACAGGCAGCGCAGATGCAGACACAGATCGAAGCGATCATCGGGACGATAACGGATGCACGATCCGCCGCCGAAGAGGCCGAGAAAAGCAAAAATGCCGCCAAGCAAAGCGAAACAAGCGCGGCATATAACGCCAATGCCGCAAGGGAAAGTGAAAAGAACGCGGCGGCAAGCGCGGAAAGCGCCAGACGGGATGCCGTTTCAGCCGAACAGGACGCGGCAAAGGCGGAAAGCGCCGTTGGGAAATACCCTTATTTAGGCGGCGACGGATACTGGATGCTATGGGATCCGGAAAGCGGCAGCTTTTACAAAAGCAGCATCAGCGGAAAAGGGAAAACCGGCCCGACGGGCGCCACCGGACAACAGGGCATCCCGGGCAAGGACGGTGCGCCCGGCAAGGACGGTGCGCCCGGCAAGGACGGTGCGCCCGGAGAAAAGGGCGATACCGGCCCAGCTGGCGTGTTGGTCGAGGCGGATGGTATGTATGGTTTTCGGATCGATGAGACCGGACATCTGATCCTGTCTTATACGGGTAATGTACCGCCGAATCTATCCATTAACAGCGCTGGCCATTTAATACTGACAGTGTAAGGAGGAACAAAAAATGCCTGAAATTGATTTGGGATTGGTGGTCGGCCCAGCTGGCGCACAAGGCGCGACAGGCCCAGCCGGTGCAGAGGGAAAGCAGGGCGAAAGAGGTCTCCCGGGCAAGGACGGCGCACCCGGTGCGCAGGGAGACCCTGGCGCTGACGGGAAAAGCGCATACGAAACGGCATCTGCCAGTGGATATGTTGGCTCTGAGGCGCAATTTGGGCGTGATCTTGCAGACGTACAAAACGCCGTCAAGTACAACACAGCTCAAACGCTGACCGACGCACAGAAGCAGCAGGCGCGTGACAACATCGGCGCGCCGGCACCCTACACCGCCGGGGAGAACATCTCCATCAGCGGAAGCGTCATTGCTACCAAGGC